CGTGCTGTACGACCAACTGTCCCCGTTTGCGCATTTTACCGTCGTGCCGTATTTCCCTTACTTTCGCAGAGGGCAGACGCGCGGCATGGTCGATAACGCGACAGGCTTGCAGAGCATCATCAACAAAGCCTACAGCCAATACCTGCACGCCATTAACAGCAGCACCAATGGCGGCTGGGTCAGTTGGAAAAACTCCCTTGCCAACATGCGCGAGGAAGACTTGGAAGACATCGGTGCCATGACGGGGCTTAACGTCGTCCTCAACGAAAATACCGACCCTGCCAAAGTACCGTACAAAATCCAGCCCAATCCGACACCGCCCGGCATCAGCCACATACTGGAACACGCGGTAGGGCTTATCCACCAAGTCACCGGCATTAACGAAGCGCTCTTGGGGCAAAGCGCCGGAGAAAATTCCGGCATTGCCATCCAATCCAGACAGCACGCCGCGCAACAGCAACTGGCGGTACCGCTGGATAATCTGGCGAGGACAAGACACTTAGTCGCCAAGCGCATACTTAACTTAGTACAAACCTTCTACGACGACCCGCGCGTTGAGCGCATCGACGAAGAGGCGGCAAACGGCGCACGGCAGACGACCGATTTACCGCTGAACTGGCCGGACGAACACAGCGGCGTGCTGAATGATGTGACGCTGGGCGAATACGACATCACGATTACCGAAACCCCGCAACAAGTCACCTTTGAAAACAGCCAGTTTATGCAAATGCTGGAACTGCTGGAAAAAGGCATCCCGATTGCGCCCAAACACATTATCAGGGTGAGCAACCTTGCCAACAAAACCGAGATTGTCGAAGACTTGGAAGCTGCCGAACAAGCGCAGCAACAAAGCGACCCGCTGGCCGAAGCTAAAGCGCTGCATCTGGCGGCGCAGACCGAAAAGCTCAAAGCCGAAACCGTCTACAAACAGATTGAAAGCCTCTACAGCGGCATCCAAGCGGGCGGCGTACTGGCGCAAAACCCACAGATAGCGCCGCTGGCTGATGAAATCGCCGAAAGCGCCGGTTTTAAGGACAAAAACGCCGCACCCTTAATCCCGCAAGGGCAAGGCAGCGACGGCGGCTTGGGTGACATCGGCGCACTGCCCGAACCGCAATCCCCAAGATTAGGTAGGCAAGCGGGCATCCAAACGCCGGAACTGGGGGACGGGAATGCTTAGCTAAGCAGCGGGCAGCCAGCGCAGGGCGGCAAAGAGCAGCGTCACCGCTGCACCGACTATGCCGCCCAACTGAACAACTACCGTTTTTTTCGCAAGCTCAATGTCTTTGCTGACCAGTTCAAAGCGCCGGTCGGTGTCGGCTTTAAAGGCTTCAAAGCGCTGCTGAACGTCTTGTCGTGTCAGCTCAAACTCTTTGCTGACCAGTTCAAAGCGTCTGTCCATCTCCGCATGCAGTTTGTCGATACGGGTATCAATCTGGGTAAGGCGCTTATCCGTAGCGCTAAAGCCTTCATCCAGTTTTTTCTCAAGGCGAAGCAGTGCATCGGCGGGGCAGGCGGAAAAGGCAGGGTCTCCTGTTTTTACTTGGGTATCGCTGCCTGCCTGCTCCTTGGCTTGCTTTTGCACAATCTCCTGCATCAGCTCCGCCATAGCGACTGCCAGCACGCGCGAGGCTTGCGCCTGCTCTAGCTTCTTAATGGCTTCTTGCATATTAAACACAGCGTTTGCCATAGCAGAATAACCCTTGCGGAAAAGTGTTTTCACCATTTTGGCACAAAACCGCGCGAAAGAGGCTTGTAAGCGTTCGTTCAGGGACATAAACCAGCGGTTTTAGGCCACAAACGGAATAAACCGCATGAACCATGACGACGATGAAACCTTACTTGAGCAAGAAACCATCGAACCGGAAGTAGACGATAGAGGCGACGACTTTGACCCCACGCCGGATGAAGCGGAAGTCGAAACCGGCGGCGCGGACGACGAACCGCCGGAGGATAACGCGGTTCAGGCCAGCGTTGAGGACGAAGGCGAAGACCCCGATGCCAGCGAACCGGAGGAAACCAGCAAAGTCATCCCGCAATCGCGCTTTAACGAGGTCAACCAGCGCTACAAAGAAGAGCGCGAGGCAAGGCTTAAGCTCGAAGAAGACTTGGCACGGCTAAAAGGCCAGCAAGCGCCGCCCGAAGCGGGGGACGAAGCCCCGCCGGTAGACTTGGACGCACTGGAAGACCAGCTCGACGCGGCCATTTTGGACGGCGACACCGCCACGGCAAGGGCATTGCGCCGCGAAATTCGCCAGCTAGAGCGGCAGCAGCTTGAACAAAGTGCCCTGCAAGCGGCGCAGCGCCAGTTTGAAGAACGCGAACAGCGGGAAGAAAGCCAGCGTTTAACCCAAGTGGCAGCGCAAATCAGCGAACAATACCCCGCGTTTAATCCCAAAAGCGAGCACGCCGACCCGGTACTGATAGACATGGTCATCAGCTACCGCGACCGCCTGATTGCCAGCGGCAGCCGCCCATCGGAGGCTTTGGCGCGAGCGGCAGAAACCGTCGCACAGCGTGCCTTGCCTGCGCCGCCGCCTGCCCAACCCGCTGCGGCGAAAGTCGATGCGCAGAAAAACTTAGCCCGCGAAGCGCAAATCCCCGCAAGGGCGCAAGGCAGCAAAGGCGCAAGAAGCCACGCGGTGGATGTTGCCTCCTTGAGTGACGCGGAATTTTCGCGGCTAAGCGAAGAAGACTTAAGGCGAGCAAGGGGGGATTTTCTCTAAGCGCAACCGCACTCCTTGTTGCCCCGCTGAAAAGTGGGGCTTTTTTATGGATAGCTTGTTATTGTGTCGCCCTTAGGCTACTCTTGCGTTATGTTCGAGATACGTAACTACACCCACGCCAACGGACGTGACGTATTGACCCATTGGCTGAAAGGGTTAAAAGACCCTATCGGCAAACGCGCCATTATCAGGCGCTTAGCCCGACTGGCGCTGGGGCATTTTGGCGACCACAAGTCCTGTGGTGAGGGCGTATGGGAGCTTCGCATTGATACTGGGCCGGGCTACCGCGTGTACTACGCCAAGGCGGGGCAGACGTTGATACTGCTGCTTTGTGGTGGGGATAAGCGCACCCAACAAGCCGATATTGCCCGCGCTTGTGATTACTGGCAAGACTGGCAAAATCGAGAACTTAACGACGGAGAACGGCAATGAGAGACCGTCCATACGATGAAGCAATGGCGGAAGTCTTCCGCGACGACCCCGCCTGCGCAATGGAATTACTCAACGAGATACTCGAAGACGGCGCACTGGACGAAGCGCTTATCGTGCTGCGGCAAATGAGCCAAGCCTTCGGCGGCGTGGGTGAAGTCGCCAAACAGGCGCAGCTTAACAGCAAATCCCTGTACCGCACCCTGTCCAAGCAGGGCAATCCGCAAGTCAGCACACTGCTGGCGGTTTTGAAAGCAATGGGGCTTCGACTGGCGGTGCAACCTTTACAGGGACAGGCGCTGGCGGCTTAACGGGTTCAACCGGCAGCCAAGGCCAGCAATTGATGGTCTGCTGGCGATACTTTCGTAGCTGCGCCAATAACGCCGCGTAATCCGTAGACACAAACACGCTTTATCTCCTGCTTAAGCCGTCATGGCGTTACGCGGGTTGCGCTGGCGTTGTAGTGCTTTGCGCCAGTTTGGCGTGTACTGCGTTTCGAGCTTGGGCGAGAGCAACATAGCGAAGGTTAAGGCCAGTGCATCGGCGCTATCGGGCGAGCGACCCAGTTTTTCGCGCACCTTTTCTTTGGCTTCCAATTTAAGCTGGCCGAGGCTGGAGAAGGTATCACCGGCCACGCTGCACAAATCCCCGTGCAACATATCGTCATCGGGAATATCCGGCGTTATCGGGTCATGCAGCCAATCGCGCATGCGCCCCCACATCTCGCAGCGCTTGTTGAAATACTGGCGCGTGTCATCGGCCTTACTGCCAAAGTTCACCGGCGAGACCTTGCGCCCCCAGCCCATCTCGACCAAGCGGTCGTAAATGCCCGCGCCTAGTCCGCCACTATCAATAAACAACCGCTCGATGGTCTCGTCTTCGGAAAGCATCCGCGCGGCGCGACCGGCGATTGCCATCGTATCGGAACTGTTAATGCGCTCCAAATCAAACGCGCAGCGTCCCCAACGGTGGATAAAGGTTGACGTATCGCCGCCTCTGGCCGGGTCAAGCCCCACCACATGCACCCCTTGGCACTCGTAGGGGTGAATGTGCTGCTGTCTGGCGGCATGGACTTTCAGCGTATCAATCAGCGCCACATGCCCCACGCGCTGAAAGGCCATCTCAGCGGTTGCCGGATATTCCTGATTAAACCAATCGGCGTTACCGGCAAAGTCGCTGTCGATTTTCGCGCGGCGAAAGGCCATCTGCGGCGGGTCGAGGCCAAAGGCATCGGCGTAGGCTTGCTCCTCTTCGGTGTAGATAAAGCCTTTCGGGACAGGGCGGCGGTAGGTTTTCTCGACAAACCAAGGCAAAAACACCGGCATATAGTCGCTTTTGCCTTCGCACGCCTTGCACCACATCTGGTGGAACAGATTATTCAAGCCATTGGCGGTGCTTTCGAGTATCACTTCCGAGCCTTCGGTTAAAGGCACGGTCTGGCCTAATCCGGCCATAATCTCCTGCGCGTTCGGCCAAAAGGCGACCTCTGAGCCGTGCAGAAACTGCACCGTGTCGCTGCGTCCGGCGTTCTTGCTGCCTGCGGTCGCTACTTTATAGCCGCTGCCGAGCACCGAGAAGCTCAGTTGCGTGCCGCTGTTGGCTTTCAGTACCGGCTTAAGGTCATCCCAAGGGATGCGGTCGAAATAGGTTTTCACGATGGCAAACAGATTTTGTGTCGCCGCGTCCAGATGGGTCAAAATCATGCAGCGCTTGCCAAAATCATAAGCGGTGCGCTTAAAGAACCGCGCCGCGACGTAAGTGGATATGCCGGTTTGCCTGCCTTTGAGCACAATCGCCCGCACATAACCCTTGTCTTTTTTCTGCTGCTCCAGCTTGGCATGCAGCGCCTTTTGCGCGTCGTTGAATGAAAGCGGGACGAGCAAGCCTTCCTTGGTGCGAATACGCAGCAGCGCCTCTGCAAAGCCGCTATCGGTTTTAAGGATAGCCTGTAAGAGCTTATCGCCGCCGTCTAAATCAGCCAGTCTGGGCATAGATTTTCTTTAGGCGCTCTTCCAGCGGCGCGGTATCTTGCACGGCATCCAAATTCCACGCGCGGCGTTCAAGCTCCATCAGATTTTTAGAGGCGACCGATAGCTCTCTAACCAGTGCGACCTGCTTATCCATCGGCAATTCCTCATCGTTAGCCTCAATGCGCGACATCAAGCCATCGACGATAGATTGTCCCTTATCGAGAATGCGCCGGTGCCTTTGGATAACGGCAACGCCCAATCTCGCTGTCCAAAGTCCGAATTTTGGGCGGTTCGGACTTTGTGTTTTGCGCTTCGGACTTTTGTAGACGGCGGTTAATTTCCGCGTTGACCTGTGTCGTTAAATCTTTGCCCCAATCCTCTTTTTTGGCTCGCCTGCGAATAGCCGCCTCATCAATGCCGTACTTTTCGGCGAGCTGGCAATTACTGAACAGGCCGGTGCGATACTCAGCCCGCAAGGCTTGCCAGTCATCGACACTAAGCCTTGCCATAGCTGGCCTCGCCAAAAAAACGCCCTCTGTTTGATAGGCTTGCGCTTGCACACACAAAGCCAAAGAGGGCATAACACATGGAAGCCATCGAAAGACAGCAAATACTGGAACAACACATCAATGCGCTAACGGAGCGTGTCAACACGTTACAGGCTCATCTAAAGTTGCAGGCCACGAAATATCAGGAAGCGCTTGCAGAGCAAGCAGGTCAGCATCAAGCGTTGCAACGTGCGCTTGTGAGCGTTGTTCAAGTGCTTGCAAATGCTCAGATACTGCCGCCTGCCGCGTTTGCCAATGAAGCGGTGCATTGGTTTGAGCCTCATTGCGAAGTGCAGCGGCGTTGGCTTGACTGCTTTCAGTCGTTGTCGGCAGGGAGCGGTCTGCCCCCAGAGCAGCGCCGAAAGCTGTTTCATCTAGTCCCAAAAATTGCTGATGAAGCGCCTCCCGTACCCAGTGAATAGTTCCGCCTGCTTGTTTATTGATAGCCGTTAATCGACTAACCTCTGCGCGGCTTGGTTTAAGCAGCCAATCGCGCAGCCGAACTCTAAGATTAAAGTTAGTCATTGCCTACCTCGCCAAAAAAGCGCCTCGCCTTTGGTACGCTGGACTTTCCACAGCACCAAAGCCCAAAGGAGGGCGAACCGATGGAAGCCATGTTAAAAGCACTTACCGATGGGATAACAAAAACACAGCGCCAACAAATCGAGCAGTTCACGACGCTAAGCTCGCAGATAGAGGCGCTGAATGAACAGTGCGTAGCGCAAGGTGCAGCGTTTCAGATTGTGTTAGAAGTGCTTTTGTCTGTAGATGCAGCGCAGAAACAAGCGCTAGCGGAGGGTTTGCAGCAAATGTTGGCGCGTCCTGAGCTTTTGCCAAACCTGCCGCTACGCCAGACGTTGCAGGCGTTTTTGGAAGTTGCACAGCGTCCATCGCGCACGACACCAGACGGGCGACGCGGCTGGCTAAATCTTGTCCCGCCTGCCCCTCCTGAGCAGTAGGTTTTTCATAAAAGGTCGATAGTAGTAGTGCTTCTACTGCTTCGCGCAGCGCGTCAATACTGGCCTGTGCCTCTTTGGCGCGTTCTTCGTTCTGTGTGACAAGGTAATGCGCAAAGCCATAGGGTCTATTCCAGCGAGAGGTTAGCGAGGCCGATGCCATTGCCCCATCGGTCAACTGTTGATTTATCTTGCCAGCGGCGGCGAGCGCTTCGGTTTGCTGCTGTGCCTGCTGGACAAATGCGCCAACTTGTTTATCCAGCGCCTCCAGATGAGTTTTGAGCGTACTTAGCTGCTCTTGTATTGCTTTATTGACTTGCTTATCCATTTTCCACCTCCATTAAGCAAAGCGCCGCTTCCTCCTGCCTGCGTTGCCACAGCCCCGAGCAGTAAGGATTAGGCTGTGAACAATCGACCTTTTGCCCATAACGGGTGATATAGCGCCAAGCGAGCAGGGCGCGGCAGCCTTTTTCGGGCTGTCCTTCACGGATTAGCCGAAACGCCGTGCTCTTTGCGCAAGGCTCAAGACCCACGTTAAAACAAAAGGACGTTAATGCCGCAAGGCGCGTATCGGGCAGCGGGACGGGCAACTGCTGCTGCACAAAGGCCATGCGCTCGCCAATCTCAGAGGCCAGCCAAGCGTCGCAGTCTTCGCGGGACAGGCGCGTATGGCGCGTGACGTTTTCCGTCTTGCCATAACAGACCGTCCAGACTTTTGCGCCGTCCTGATAAGCGGCAAGGCGGAGGCCTTCCTTTTCACTGATAAAGGCCCCCGCGATAAAAAACGCCCCGCTGCCACTGGTGGCTATCGCCAGCAACCAAGCGGCGACTTTCGCTTTAGCCTTCATGCGCCACTCCACGGGCAGGCGGCGAGACCTTGCCTTCTTTCAAGGCTTGCAAATAGGCGACATGCTCTTTTTCGCGGCGGGCTTCTTCGCGTTCGTGGCGAGCGTCTTCTTTACGGTTGCGCTGCCATTGCCGCCAGCTAAAAAACATCTGCACGGCGAAGGCGATTAACGCGGTGCTTACCCCGATATAAGAAACCCAATCAATGGAAAATACCGAAGCGGTCGCGCCTACTGCGCCGCTACCCATTGCGAACTTAGAAGCATTGGCCGCAATAGCCGCGTCAAAGGTTGTCCTATGGGGCATATTCGCTCTACCTGTACGGATGAATAGCGGCGAGGCTATGTCCCCGAAGGATTGGCGCAAGGCTTTTTAAAACGGCAGTGGCTGATTAAAAGCGGCGGTGCCTTCACTTCTGGGCGGCATAAAGAGCGCTTCATTCCACGACCAGCCGCGCTGACGGCGTTTTTTTACGCGCTCCCAAGGCACGCCGAGCATCTCGACGATAGAAACGACGGTCGCCGTGATGGCGCGACGAAAGCCGAACAGCACCAGTTCAACGGTCACGGTTTCGTATTTGGACACCCAAGCCTTTTTACGGGGCGTTTTCATGGCAAGCTCCACCATCCGTGTAAACAATGGGGCTGCCAGCTTAGCACGGACGGGTTAATTATTGCGCAAATAATGATTTTTACGCCAACAAATAATCAGTTTTGCTTATTTTTAGCGATTATTAACTGAATACTTGCCATTGCTCGCCCTGATTTCACCATCGCGGGGTCGCAGCGGTAGATATTCCAGTGAAGGCGCATGGCCGCGTCGTACTTGATAAGGTCATCGGAGAAGCCCTTGCCGCGCGTATGCCTGCCGTTCGTCCACGCGCCGCCTTCAATCTCGATAGCCAGTTGATAATCGGGCAACGCAAAGTCCAAGCGCCAGTCTTTTAAACCGGCTTGCTTTAGCCGTTCTCTTAGTCCTTTGCCGGTGCCGCCGGTAGCGATTGCAGCAAAGCGGTATTCGCGGATAAAAGGGATATGCGCGGTGCGAAGTTGCAGGGCGAGCAGCTCTTCAGCGGCGCTCAAGCGGCCAGCGCCTCGCGTTTAAGGTCTCTGGCGTGTTGCTCAAGCTGCGCGAAGTGCTGCGCTTGTTCGCGTAACTGTGCGCGGCGTTTTTCGTTTTTCTCGCGGTGTTGCTCGCCTGCTTGCGTCATGGTTTGGCGGATAAGGTCGCGCACCTGTGCGAGATTATCGCGGGCTTGTTCGGGGTTGATTTGGGGTTTGGGCAGCGCGTTTTGTTGCCCTGTTTCGTTGATTGACGGTTCAGGCAGCGCCAGCCAATCGGCGCTTTGGCCCTGTGCTCTGGCATCGGCCAGCAAGCGCTTGTAGCGCTCGATAAAGCCTGCGCGTGCGCCGAACTTATCGCCAAAATCGAATGCGGGTTTCACGAATTTAAAGGCTTGCTGGATAAGCGTCGTAACCGGCTGCCGATTGCTGGGGTTTTCAGCGGCGAGCGCGATAATCCACGCCTCATCGGGCGAGGGGTGGTCGTCATGGGGTCGCAGTCGTTCGAGAATATCGGCGAGCGTCAAGCGGCCTTTGAGCGAACGGACACAGTCACGCAAGGCGGCGTGGACTTGCTCGGGCGGGAAGGCTTCCAGTTCAGCGGCCATCATCATGGCTGCGGACTTGGTAAGCGTTTGCCCGAAGAGTTCGGCCGTAGCGCAGAGCGCAGCGATAAGCGGGTTCATTGCAAGGCTCCCGGTGCTGGCGGGTTTTGGTTTTTGGGCTGGAACAGGTACGGATTATTTTTAAAGTCCTCAAACTCCCTGCTGGCTTCAAAGGCTGTGTTCAGGTTGGTTTGCGTGTTTTCCACCTGTCGCGCCTGCGCCATCGTCAAGTTTTCGCCGGAAACCCACTGCGAGTAATAACCCTCTGCGCCTTGCAGCAACATCCCTACCGGATGTTTATTTTTCACCAGCCAAGCGTCATTGAGGGTCAGGTAGTGCGCGGCGACATCGGGCGCGTCTTGGCCTAATCGCTCGCAGAGTGCGGCGATTTTGCAATTAACGGACTTGTTGCGAATGGGCTTGTGGTGGTTTCGCTCGACAAACGCGGTTTCGTAGCGCTGCCAAGTTCGCTCGCGCAGATGCTTTGCCGCATCGGAGACTTTGGGTTTGGGTTTATCAGGCTTTTCGCAAGTGTCGGTCTCGCCATCCTGCATTGCCGATGCAGGCGGGTTCGCTTGCGACCCGCTTGCAATGCTTTTAATGGTTATTGGTTTATGGTTATTGGTTATTGGTTTATGGTTATTGGTTATTGGTTTATGGTTATTGGTTAGCATTGCACAGTCGTGTTTTTGCACATGCAGACTTTCGTTTGTGCATTCGTTTTGCACATGCAGACTTTCGTTTGTGCATTCGTTTTGCACATGCAGACTTTCATGCTTGCCATTGCGCACAGCCTCAATCGCCTGTTTGTCGGCATAACGTCTGGCATCGGCAGCGGTCTTTTTGGCCTCGCCCGTTACTGCGGAAGCGGCGTTTTCCTCTGAATTTTTCCCATACCCCCAGCGAGCATCGGCAGCGGCTTTTTTGGAGGAATGACTTTTTTGATAGCGCTCAATATCCTCATCGAGCCTTTGGTTGTGCCAGCCGTCCTCTTGTAGGAGGAAAAACTCCTGTAGCACTGTTTGCACGGCGGCTTTTTCGGCTTTGCTGCGAGCGCCGCTTAAACGGATGACTTTTACCACATCGGCGGGAAACGGCTGTTCGCGCCCGTAGTAAAGACGGATTAAACGTGAATAAGCGGCATCTTCCACAAAACTCAAATGTGCCGCTTCAACCAAATAATCGCCGATATGATGCTGGTAATAATTCATACCGCTTAAACTCCTTTTATGGCTTGCTTACGGGCTTATCCGCAACCATTTTGCCAGCGTCAGCAAAATGGTCTTTAAGGCGCGGCCTAAAAAAAGCCTGCGCCGCTTTCAAATACGCGCGGCGCTCGTTTAAGGTCATTTCAGGAAACGGCTTTTTTGTCGCCATGACCCAATACCTCTTAACAAGAAAGGCTTGATATAAAACCGCCAGTAATAATGGGCAAAGGCTCCCACGAGCGGCAGCAGCAAAACCGACATAACGACTAAAAAAGCAATTTCAGGCGGTTGCATGGCGTTAATCCCTAAAGACTTCCTAAAACATCCAGCCGATAAAAAAAAGCGGCTACTGCTATAACTGATAATGTTTGAGCGTCCATTGTTTAATCCTTAATTTAAAAGGGGTGCCCGCCTTTTGGTAGAGTGTGCCGCGACCAAACCACACACTGAACCGGAGACGGGCATGGAACTTATCAATGCACTAGGCATAACGATTACCGCACTGGCGACATCTGTTGCAGCGCTGTACGGAATTAGAGGACACCGCATGTTTTCCCGAATGTACGCACCGGAGTTTTGGATAAGCCACTTCACGCCCCTTGGTAATCATTGGTATTCGCTGGGATTGGGCGGCAGGCAGGGCGATTACCGCTTTACTGTCCACAAGATAAAAAGCAACGCGCGGATAATCATTGAAGACAAAGGCTTTAATATTCATCGAGGAGATACCCTGCTATCAGAACTGCCACGAGAAGGTAAATCTTCTTGTAACGTTGAGCACCCCTTACCAGCAAGGCGCGATGCGCAAGGCGGCTTTGATGTTTCTTTTAAATTTCTGGTCAAACTCAAAAGCTCCCAAAAAGCATTGCGCATTTCCATCCAAACTTCCGATTGGATTTTTGCCGAGCGATACCCCTTAAAACTAACAATCAATAAAAACAAACATTGAAGCAGTACGCACGAGTACATCACTATTAACGTTTTAGTCATGACAGGCTTCCTGTATTTGTGTTGGATGGCCGAAACTATCGGGGCTAAAAAATAGGTGCTCTCCTGTTTTGTTAAGCTGCGAGTTCCTTAACACGTAGCTCAAGGAGAGCAAAATGGACTTAAACGAAGCTAACGCCTTCACCGAAGCGGCAAACCGGATAGCGAAAGTAGAAGAAGACATCAAAAACGCGCTCAAGGAAGCCTCCCAGTCGCTAGAGGCACAGGCCGCGATATTTCAAGAAGCCGTCCAGCGGGCAGACCGCCATATGGCCGAGCTTCAAGCTGTCTTAACGCAGTGGCAATCTCGACTTTCAACTTAGGGATGCGGCGCTGGTAGCACTTAAGCTCATCGAGAAACGCGCCAGTCGAGGACAAACTGTGCTCGACGGCTTCTAAGGCGTTAAGCATGATTGGCCTCCTGTTGCGGTTGCGGTTGAGTGGTAGCGCCGAAACTATCGGGGCGGGCGAATGGATACCCCTTTTGTGATAGTTTGGAAATGCCACTCACCAAACCCACAAAAGGAGCAAAAACAATGAACAAACCCAACGCCGACGAACTGCGGCTTTTATATGCAGGCCAGCTCGCCACGATGCGGGCGCTATTACTAGCGCTTATCGAAACCCACCCCAAACCCGCCGAAGTGCTAGGCGTGTTTGAGCAAAAAATAGAAGGCATACGCTTATTCATTGACGATGCCTGCTCTCAACTGGAACTTGAGCCGTCGAAGCATCCACAGGCGCTTCAAAGCGAACTGACGCAAGACATTGGTCGATGGCTGGAACGCCTACGCCGGATAGTCGAGCGTTCCGCGCGGCAGACTGATAAGCCTGTTTAATCGCCTTAGCGCATTCTTCCTCGAAGTAAACCCACCAGCCGTGCCGTTGGATATAGCGCTGTAGCCGCTGCGCTTCCTTTTCCGCAGTGGCTTGTCGTTCGGCTTTTGAAGGCGCAAGCAGCCAGTGCATAAACGCTTTGCGCCAGCGCTCGCTTTTTAGCGCACCGCAGAGGCTATTGCCTGCATAACAGGCGCTACGCAACCACAGACGCGGGTTAAGCCAATCATGGCTAGGCATGACTGGCCTCCTGCTGCGGTTGCGGCGGATGGCCGAAAATGTCGGGTCTCAAAACATGCCTCGACACCGCGCCGTTAAATAGAGGCTTCCTTGTGCTGGATTGGAAAGTTCCAACAAATCCACCTAGACAAGGAAGCAAACTCGTGAATATTGATAGCGACGTGCTGGCCGTTTTTCTCCGCAGCATAACGGCGCAGCAGCTAGCCCAAGCCGCGACGCTAAGAGCGCTCATAGCCTCCCACCCAGAACCGGACAGGCTGCGTGCTGCTTTGGCTCAGTACACATCGAATGCGCAGGCGAAGGACTACCAACAAGGTCTCGCGGGTTCGCAAAGCGCTGAACTTCAGCAAGAATTTCAGGACGCTTTAAGGCGTTGGTCACGTCTTCTGGAGCAAGACCTACTGCCCGCAACGCCTTAAAAGGTAGCGGGCAGCCCGCCGACAGTAGCGTTAAAAACTGGCGCTGTTTCGAGGTAAATTCTGCGTTAAGCATGCGCGTCCTCCTTCTCTTCCTGTTCGGCCAATTCCGGCCAGATTTGCATCCAATCGTGCGGTCTTAAATCGCGCCGCGCCACTGGCGAATAAAAAGCGCTTCCCCGTGATAGTCTGGAATTTCCGAAAACCCACTTCACAAGGAAACGAAAGATGAATAACGACGTTTTAGAGCGGATTGAAGCGCTAGAAAAAAGGCATTCCAGCCTAAGCGCTGCTTCATTAGCCGCGTTACGCAAGAGCGGGGAACGGTTAGAGAAGATGGATGCGCAGCTTTTTGTTGCGCGCAATATTATTGAAGTCATCATAAAGAGCCACCCTGCGCCGGATTTATTGGGCGAGCACTTGCAAGCGTATTTTTCTTTTGCTTCTTCGCAGCTTTCGCTTGACAAGGCGCAGCGCAAGGGAGAATGGGATAATCCTTACGCTGCGATTTGGCAACAGGCCGTGCAGGATGAGTTAGCGCATTGGTCTGCCGTCGTTTCTGATAAAACGACTGAGCGCTAATAGCGTGTTTACACGCCGCAATAATCGGCGCGGCTTGAACTATCCGCTCTAATTCTTTCGTGAAGTCAGCCATGATTGGCCTCCTGTTGCGGTTGCGGCTGTGCGCCGAAAATGTCGGGTCTCAAAACATGCCTAGACACTGCACCATTGCTGGCTTCGTCGAGACGGCGGGCGAGAACGCCGCCGAACCGTTGACCGACACACAGCGCCTTGCGCAGATAACTCAGCGTAAAGCGTCCTGTTCGGCAGGCGTTAGTTTGGTTAGGTAATTGCGTAACTGTTCCATGCAGCCATTCTTTACCGGTTAGTAATAGAAGTCAACACCGTTTGGCAAATTACCCTAAAGTAATGGAGCATGCGCACATGAAAACTGAACTCCCCACCATAGAAGCACGCCGCGCCCGCTTGAGAGAGTGGATAAATACCCACTTTGGCGGCTCTCAATCGGCGTTTGTCGCTAGCACAGGCGTAAACCAAGGCGAGCTGTCCGGCTTGCTAAAAACTAAGTCTTTTGGCGAGAAACGCGCCGCCAGTCTTGAGGTGGCCGCAAAAATGCCTCAAGGCTACTTAGTCAATCCGCTAACTACGCTTGAGCCTGCCCTTATTGCGCACCGAGAAGACGCTACAGAAGGCGAGTATCTTGCAGTTGCGCATCTAGACGTAATGGCGGGAATGGGTGACGGGTACGAAAACAGCGATTACCCTGAAACCGTAGGGAAAATCTATTTTGCTATTCAATTCTTACGCAAGTTGCTAGGTTTTGTGCCTAGACAAGACAGGCTGGTACTGATTGACGGGCGCGGGGATAGCATGCTGCCAACCATTCAATCGGGGGATAAGCTGCTTGTCGATACAGGGATTAACCATTACGAGCGCGACGGCCTGTACCTCATCAATTTAGGGCATGGCGTACAAATCAAGCGATTAGTTGATAGAGGGGCTGCGCTTCACGTGTGCAGCGACAATCCGATTTATGAAGCCTTCCCGCTACCAGAAGGTGCGCTAATTGTGGGGCGCATCTATCTTATTAACCGCCTGATACCGCTTAATTAACTCTCTCGAAGCCTAACCACTAGCCCGCCATATGCGGGCTTTTTTGTGCCTACCTGAAAATATTTTACTAAAGGGTATTGACTGATTTTTACCATATGGTAAATTACTCCCCATACCCACCCCATCACGGAGAAAGGACATGGGAAGCGCCGCGAACGTACAGAGACAAACCCAACCGACCCGCCGTCAGCCATTACCAAGAACCCGCGCACGGCTAAAGCAGGCAAGGGACAAAGCCCTTGCTGAAGAACTGGCGGTATACCGCAAAACCTTAAGACAGGCGGGACTGTCTCCCGAGTTCGACACCGCCGAAGCTCGAGCCGTTCTGGCACGCAGCGACGAGTACCGCGCGGCAGTCGCCCGCTTTAACCAAGCGCAGGACAACTACTACGCCTTTTTCGACAAGCAGCCTGCCTAACCCCACCCAAAAGCCCCGCACAAGAGGCGGGGCGAGGATAAGACGATGCAAGCAAAGTTAAAGGACTGCCGCGACAAGCTAATCGCGGCGCACATCCTAAAAGAGGAAGCACAGGCCGCGCTGCATCGTGCCGAGCAGTATCTGAAGTGCATTCAATCGGCCTGTGACGAACAAGGGCTTGTTTGCGTGCTTACCAAGGAAG